TCACCCTCTCCGTCGCGCTCGATTTCATATCCGTTGCCCGAGAGCGTTAGTTCGGTTCCAGCGGAGCTCGAACCGCTCGGACCGTCCCAAATTTCGACGCGGTGTAATTTACCCGTCACTGAATAAAATGAACCGTAGTATTTCCTAGCCACGTCGTGAGTCTTTGTTATACCGTTCCAAAACAATCGCCAAATCTCGACCGCTTATGTGGGTCGATGCGACGAAACCTGCGACCGAATCGTTTGGTTTGATTAATTTCTGCAGCTTGTCGAGCGGTGCGATAACTTCGGGGTTGGTGCTCGCCCCTGGATATTCACCCATCAAACCGAGCGTTGGACCCGAAACGATACCACCGTCGGCGAAGGCGGTCGGCTGCGGACCCTTGGCGAGCATGTTGGAAATAACCGCCGAACCCGCCACCAATGCCACACCCGCCGCAGCGGCTGCAACTGGGTTGGCAATCAACAAATCCTTAAACGCCTTGGATGCGGTCGCGGTGGCAATTAACGCCTGACCGAATGATTTCATGAACGCAGCAACGGCACCGAGTAACTTTTGGCCGAACGTCTGAAACGAATCAATCTGCCCGGTCAAAATATCGCCCACCAACGTGCCAAACGCCTCCAATCCTTGTGCCGTCAATTGGTTAAACGCCGCATTAATCGCCTCGGCGCTTTTTTCAAATCGCTGCTGGTATTCCTCTTGTCGTTCCGCCGCTCTCATTGCCGCGTAATCAATCTGTGTATAGGCGTGATCAATCGGTTTCGGATCAGGCAAAACGGGCGCGGCGATGGTCATTGGTTTAATACCTTGAATCTGCCCCGATGCCGATTTCGCCACCTCGTCTGCCTTAATTTTATTGGCGGTCTTTTCAGATTCCGCACGTTTTAACGCCTCGTTGGCTTGAAAATTCTTTAAATCCTCGGCCCGCTTGGTTGCGATAAATCCGTTTTTCTCAATTTCTAGGTTATTAACCTTCGTCTGATATTCGCTATTAATCGAGTACCGCAGGTCGTTTTCGAGCTGCTGATATTTCGCTGAAACTTCCGCTATTTTTGCAGCGTTTCCCGTCGCCAAATAAAGCTCTTCACGACGCTGAACCGCTAGCGCGTCCAACGCCTCCTGCCCGTATTTTTTATACATGGCCTTTTGGCGCTCTAGGCTCTTTTGTTTAATCTGCAAAATATATTCCTCACTTCGCCCTTGTGCCTTCGCTTGACTGATAGCAAGTTCGGTCCGTTGCTCTTCCTCTTTTATCAAACGTTGGCCGAGCGTAATCGACCGTTGCTGAATGTTTTGGAACTGCTCCAACCGTTGTTTTGCCTTGTCAATTTCGGTTCCCATGTTTTTAAACACCGACACCACCAAACCGAGCGCAACCAAAACGGCACCCGCGCCCGTAGCAATCAACGCGACCGAATACGCACGGGCTGCCAACGTGGCCTGTCCCATTACGTACGTCTGCACTTTAGTCGCTGCGGTCTGAACTCCAATCATGACGGCCGATTCGGCTTGTAACGCGTTCTGAACGGCCTGCAAACCATTTACCAAGGCCATAACGCCCTGCAATTTAACCATGGTTTTCTGTAGGTCCTCGTTCTGTACACCCAACGCAGCTGCAGCACCTTCGACAGCACCGAATGCACCTGCAACACCTTGAATACCGCCCAAAACGGCATCCAGTCGACGCGTATCGGATGCGAAATAACTCACCTCGGCCCGAGTGTCGCCGATGCTATCTTTAATTTTACCCGCCTCACGAATCATCTGATTGGCCGTGGTAGCAAATTCAGGACCCAAGGCGCGAACCTCCATTGCTAGGGTGGTTAACTGCTGAACGGTCCGCCCGGTTAATTTACCCGATGCGAGCTTATCAAACGTGGCTTGAATACTTGCCACGCTTTTACCTGCTTCGTCGCTTAACGCCTTGCCGCTTTTTTGAACCGCCAAAACGGCCGCGTCAAACCCTTTTTTCAGGTTCTCAATATCCGCCCCAACAACAATATTTAAACTCTGCGATTTCGCCATTATCGGTTGTAATTAATTATATAATCCTGCGACACGTGATAAACACCCGCGAACCCTGCGTTATCCTCCGACATTTCGACTTCTCCGTCGTATTCAATCACTTGAACAGTAACACCATTAAATACCCCAGGCGTTGCAACCTCCATGGCTGTACGCACCAATTCAGCGGTCGAATATGCCGATTGATATGTCGTGCCGTATGTGTCAATCTGAACGCGTGCAAAATCGGACTTACTGTGCCCGCTTTTACTCGGGTTTGGTATGTTACTAATCACGTGCAGCGTAATGGCTGGGAATGTGGTTTCCTGCGGCATCCGAAGCGGGTTTATTCGCGTGCCTACAACCGCAGTCAGTGCCGCGTTATTTGATAGGATGTTATAGGCGGCGATTATTGCTTTCATGCTTCAGCGGGCGGGGTTAGTTTGGCAAAAATATCCGCATATTTTCGTACAGTTGCAACAATTTCCGCCGACGATTTCTGTTCCCACGGCAGCGTCAATAATTTACGCGGATCAATTGGTTTCTTCAAGTGCGGTGCCATCGACGTTGCAACGGCCCAACGCGTCATCTCCCATTGGTTTCGGTACTGCTGAATTTGCGACGCTCTTAAGCCGTCCAATTTTAATTTCCAATATCGTGGCGTGCATTTCCAGAACTCGCGCTCCGTCATGCCTAATTCGCCGTAACTTATCCGCTCAATGGTCCGCCAAGTTAGTGGAGCGGTGTCGCCCTTGGCGGTTACTTTCCCTCGGGTTCGTCCGTTGCAAAGAAATCCGTTGCCGCTTGTGTGAACGCATCAAGCGCGGGCGATAGTTCAGTGAATCGCTTAATTTTAGCCGCAAATTTTTGAATGTTTCTGAATGGGGTTTCTTGGTCTTGGTCCTCGTACCCCTCCAAAATGCCATAAAACGCGCAAGCCAATGCAAAATCCATGCTTTTGGCAAGGTCGCGTTGAATGGTTAAATCGTCAAAATTCTGCATCCCCGCCACCTGCATTATATTTTTGATGGCGTTCATATTAAACAAAAGGGGGTGCTGAACACCCCCGATGATAATGTGGTTCATACCACGAAGATACGCGTTTTAATGTTAGATAGTTCCAACCGTCAACGCACCAGTTCCCTGAATAGATGCAGTAAAGGTCGTCACGTCATTTTTGGGCGCGGTCAAATTCAATTCGTTAAAGAATGCTGAACCGCTCAATTTGATGTCGCCAGATACGTTTGATGTCATCACGATTGTGACGGATGTACCTGCGATCAAATCGGTTAAAATTTCTTTCCAGCTGATTGATGATCCTACGCTTGCATCCTCTTCGAACATACCCTCAACGGACATGGTGTAACCATATTCGCCCGCGATGAATTCTTTCGCGCCTGCGCTGTCTTTGTTGGTTGTTTCGATCATGTCTTTGGTGATCGTGAAATCGTTTGAGGTCGCGTTAGCGATTTTGGTCAAGGTGCCTGCAACATCTTTGTAGATTGCAATCAGCGTGCCGTTGGTAATGCCTGTGCTTGCCATGATTATTTTATTTTTATATTATTTTTCTTTGCTAGGTCGACGATTATTTTCAAAACGCCGTTATTAATTCTTTCGGTTGCACCTTGCTTGTTTGAATCAAACGCGCGTCGCATGAAACCGTATGGGCGAATCTCGCCCGTGTATTTCCCTTTTTTGGTAAAACGTGGAGCCGTTCCAAATTCCAAAATATGGGCGATGTACCCGTGTTCTGAATCCCAATCGATGCCAGCAAGCGTTCCCGTGTGCCCCTTTTCGGTTCGTGTGCTTAAAACGCGGACCGCATTTTTAGCCTCTCCGCTCTGCTCTGGCATGTACGAACGGGCAACCATCACAATATTTTGCGATTCTTTAACGGTCAACGACTCAATTTTTCGCGAATCAACGTCTTTACCCATTGATTTTAACGCCCTCAAAACGTCCGCCATTCCTTGCAGTTTTACGCTCATTGGGTCAATTCGGTTTGAATACGCTGATACATGTCGCGGTTTACGTTCGCGATGTTTATGATATTGAAATACCGACCATCCCACACAATTCGGTCTTTGACGTTTATACCCGAATCAAATCGAATAGTAAAAACAACCGATTGTTTGTGCTCTCTTCGGTCCGCGTCAACTGATTCTGCGCCCGTTTCAGCCTCTTGAATTCGTGCCCACGCATTGATGTAATTCGACCACGATTGCAGTTTCTCCCCCGTATTTGAATCGGTGGTCATGGTGTATTTTTCCACGGCAATAAATTGGTCCATCAATCCCGCGTTCATCTTAGTCAAATTTTACGATACGATATTTGTCCAACAAATACTCGTGGTTATAGTCCATTTTATTCTGTGTCGCACCTACTACGATGGCTTGACGGTTATCGTAATACTGCCCGATTAATAGCAACGCGGCGTGCTTGATTGATGTCGGGAATTTTGCCGAATCATTTACGCCGGTCGCACTGGCGAGCTCGAAACCTTCCGTCAACTCGACAATCAACCGAACGTCGTCATCCGTCAAATTCGACGGAACCGATTCAAAATAAATCGACCGACCAAACTGCCCGAACTTAACGGGCGCATCAATCCAATCCGTCGCCGTTTGAACCGTGTTGTTTTGGTCGACAAACTTAATCGCCTGGATCGACAAAACGCGGGTGTATAGTCGGAGCATGTTGCCCTCAATCATTCCAAACGGGTTTAACGTGTCCACTGAAACCATTGGTCCAGTGAACCCGTCAAACGCGTATTTCATCGTCGCCTTTCGTATTGAATAGCCAACATACTGCTCGCACGCATCCAACGCCATGGAAATCAGCCCCGTGATATACGAATCGTCCGCAGACGATGTAACACGTAGGTGCTGCTTAGCCTCCGACAAACTAATGTAGTCCGTGTCGGCATGGGTTCGGGTTATGAGTTCGCGTGCGATGTACATGGGTTATTCTTCTACTGTGGTTTCGGTAGTTTCGTTGGTTACTTCGTCCGCTACGGGTTCGTCCGCTACGGGTTCGTCCGCTACGGGTTCAACATATTCGCCGTGTCCGTTTGTAACGATTTCGGCCGCCAATAAAGCGTCGATTTCTGCAACGTCCCCTGCAAAATACCCAAGTCCATAAGGTCCAACCGGAGAAACGGTAAATCTTACCGCCACACCGTTCGAGCTTTCCAGCTCTTCGAATTTTGGTTTTTTAGCCATATTGGCGGGCGGGTAGGTCGCTAAACCACACCGCCCTATCGATTACGCTGTGAGCAAATCGACGATTGCACCGAAGGCGGCGGGCTGTTCAACCGCGATACCTACGTGCTGATTAACTACAACGCGGGTTTTATTCCCGATGGCTTGGCTGAATGGGTCAACAACCAATTCAACACCACCGAACTGACCAACCACCAAGTTGTTCCAGTCACCGTAGATCATTGCTGAACATACGCCGCTTGATGAACCTTTGGTAAGGTTTGAAGG